AAGTTTGTCCATGCCGGTGGGCGAGAGTGATGGCTCGAATAAAGCAGAACTCCCCAAGGCATTAGTGAAAGAACTCTTCACGGCACCGAATGCCACCCACCCCAAAGGACGGTATGTGGTGGTTATTGGGGATGTAGTGGTAAAAAAGCAGGATGAATTGCCATTTGGGTTCTTTGATTTGGAAAACCCCTTCCCGGTGGTGGAGTTTCAGGACATGCCCCAGGTCGGGCAATTCTGGACCTCGACGTTCATTGAACAACTGATTCCGATCCAACGTGCCTATAACAATCTCCGGGCGCAGTTGGAAGAACAGATTGACATGAACATCCACCCCAAGTGGTTGGTGCCCAAACAAGCACAGATTCCCGACACAGCATTCACCAATGCCACCGCAGAAGTGGTGGAGTGGAACTATATCCCCGGTATGCCGGAACCCCATGCTATTACGCCGGGGAATATCGCTGCCGATGCGTGGCGATTCGCGGGGATGCTCCGTGAGGAACTCGATGATGTCTCCCAAATCCAACCCTCGATTGAGGGGAAAGTCGGTTCAGCAAAAAGCGGATTCCAAACGAACCTCCTCCAAGAAGCCTCCGACGCGGTCCACGCGCCCGATGCGCGGGGTTTTGAACTGTCCATCCAAGACGCCGCGATAAAAATAAGACGGATGATGCGCTTGGGGTATACGTCTGAGCGCATGATGTCATGGGCCGGACGGAACTCCTCCCCGGAGGTATTCGCGTTTAGTAACGCACAGATTGATGAACATGCGTCGATTCGGGTGCAGGTCGGGTCAGCGATTGGTGGGCTGAAAGCCACACAAATCCAACAAGCTCTTGACTTGTATAGTGCCGGGTTGTTGGGTGATCCGAATGACCCCGAAGTCAAACGCAAGACTTTGGCATCGCTGGACCTGCGTGGGATGGAAGACGCGCAGGAACGGGCGAATCTGGACGAAGAACAGGCACGAGCGGAGACGATGGACATGCTCCGTGGTGAAGCGGTCACCGTGCCGCAGTTCTATGAGAATCATGACATTCACATCGCAGCGCATACCGAGGAGCTAAAAGGTCCTGCGGCAAAGACAATGGACCCGCAGATACGCCTCGACCTCCTCGCACATATTCTGTTGCATGTGAACTTTGTCAATCCACAGGTGGCTTTCGGCCTGACTCAGAAGTATGAACTAACAGAGCGACTCGTACGACCGGGGTTGATCGAACCGCCGCCACCGCCTCCTCCACCGGGCGTAGGCCCACCGGGAGGGGGACCACCCGGACCAGCACCGGGACCGCCGGGTCCTCCTGGTCCACCACCAATGGGACCCCCGCCGGGACCTCCGGGACCGCCCACCGTGGGCTAATTCACTAACCATATGGAGTGAACTACCGTTATGCCTGATACCTTACCCTCGGCTGAAGAAACGCTTGAAGCGACTCAGAACACTGAGACTTCAGAAGCGTCATCTGAACAACCACACGCTGCCCCTGTACTTTCCGATGACACCACCGTCAAGATGGACATCGGAGGAGAAGAGCAGAATGTCAGCCTCAAGGACCTGCGTTCTGGGTTCATGCGCCAGCAGGACTACACCCAGAAAACACAGGCAACCGCTGAAGACCGACGCTCCTTGGAAGCAGCGGCCCAGCAACTCCAGCAACGCGAAGCGGCATTAACAGATTTGCTGGCTGACCCACAGAAGCTCATGCAACTCGTCGCGGCTCGCGGAGGGCAACAGCAGCAGGAAGTGCCATTAGCTGATACAGATGTACCAACGGTTGGGACACTCAAGAAACTCTTGGGGGAATCCCAGAACCAAGTGCGTCAGGAACAACAGGCTGTGCAACAACAGATGCAACAACAGCAGGTTGTTCAGCAAATGGAAGCGACTGCGAATGATGCCTTCGGGGAAGTGTTCTACAACATTCCAGATTTGAAAGAGGTCCCCTTTGTCGGGGATACGCTGAAGAAGATGGCATTGGAGAGCAATCCCAAAACGCTGGATCAAATGCGATCAGCGATTGTCGATGCAGGGAAGAAGCTGTCAAAGCAGTTAAATATGAAACCACCAAAAGCTGCCAAGCCGCAAGCGGTCTCGCAGCTTCAATCGGGGATTGAACCACCTGGAGGATCTGTTGCCCCACCACCACCAGACAAGACCTACGGCAAAGGCCGGAGTATTGACTGGGGGGACATCGATAAAGATGCCATGGCATGGGTGGAACAGCAAATTCAAGGAGGGAAATCCTAAAAGGAGTTCGTCATCATGGCGAATATGAATCTCACCACAGCCGCCAATGTGCTGAAGACGTTTTATCTTCCGCCATTGCGTCGGTTGTTGAACAACCAGACGATTTTTTGGAATCGTTTGGAACGCAACGAGAACTTCAACGTAGAGGGAAAAAACTTTACGGTGCCGTTGCATGTCAGTCGGCATACGCAGGCTGGCGCGGGACGTGCTGAAGAAGGCACACTGCCAGCGAAGGATTCGCAGGGATATAACCAAGCGGTCGTTCCCGCCAAGTATATCTATACGCGCATCCAGATTTCGGGGCAGGTCATCAGAGCCACCAAGAGCAATGCGGGTGCCTTCATCCGTGCGGTGCGGTCTGAAGTTGAAGGAGCCACCCGCGATACCAAACGGTCAGCCAACCGGCAGGCCCATGGTGACGGTCGGGATGCGTTGGCCTACTACGTGAGCGGGTCAGGGACCTCGGTTGTTGCTGATGACAACTTGGGGAACTCCTTTACCCATGTGGGGCCGAAGGCCACCACGGTTGACTTGATCGATGTCTCGGACAACTCGACCGTTCTCAACAACAGCACCACCATCTTGGCTGGTGCCGATGTCGCCACCGGGGTCACCATGACCTTGGGCGATTCCATCTCCGGGTCAAAAGCGGATGGGGACTATTGGGTGCTTGAAGATACCCTTGGGAACCAGATGACCGGGTTGGAAGCGATTGTGTCTGCATCGAATCCTCCGTTGTTGAGTGGTGGGTTGCATGGCATCGTGGTGTCAGGGAACAACTGGTGGCAGTCGCAGATTGTGGGCGATGACACCTCAATGGTAGACCTGCGCTTTGCGAACATGCAGCGTGTCATTTCCAAAATGTCACAGGCCAGCGATTATGATAAGGATGATATCGAGTTTGGTCTCGCCTCCTATTTCATGATCGATAAGTATTACGAACTCTGCGCGAATGAACGTCGTGCGGTGAACGTGATGCAGTTGGACGGTGGGTATGAAGGTGTGGAGTTCTCGGGGATTCCGCTGGTTGCGGATGCCCAGGCGAAGCACAATCGTATCTACTTCGTCGTACCAGATGCGTTGAAGATTTGCCGGATGTCAGACTTCGACTGGATGGACGACGATGGCGCGGTCTTGAACCGTGTCGTGAATACGGATGCGTATGAAGCAACGCTGTTCCACTATGGCGATATCGCTTGCGTGGCACGGAATGCCTTGGGCGCATTGGTCGGTCAGAACGAATAACTCTCGCACAGCGCGTTGTGGCGCTTCATACCCCTCTGAAGGACCAGAAGCCCCCCATCACAACCTCTGGGGGGTGGAGGTCTGGAGGATTGACTCATGAATAAAGTACGCAAGATTAGCTCAGACGATACCGCACCCGCACCAGCCAGAGCAGACTACGGTCCCGCAACGGTAGGGGTGGATTGGGATGATTACGAAGGACATCGCACCCTTGCAGTCAATCGAGCAGCGAATGACCGATTGCACATGGCAACACGCGATGTGCATCATGTCTCCACGTTTGTGGATGACTTTTATGGTGATGCGTTGGATGGGGCATGGGTGCCGTTGAACGGGTCCGATGCTCAGGCGATTGACCCCGCACCCAGTGCGGCGAAGAACGGTGTTGTGCGGTTGACCTGCGGGGATGACGGCACGACCACGATGGCGGTGAACGGCTGTCAGTTGGCAACCGAGTTGAACTGGGATGCCTCGGCAGGTCGGTTGTTCGGGGAGTTCCGTATCAAGGTCTCCGCGATTACCAACATTGTGTTCTTCGTGGGGTTCACGGATTCCAAAGCCTTGGAAATGCCCTTTACCCAAAGTGGCACGACCTTGACCTCGAACGCATCAGATGCCGTAGGGTTCATGTTTGATACGAACTCGACCAACGACAATCTGCATGCAGTCGGCGTTGCTGCGAATACCGATGCCACGCATGAGAATCTGGATGTCGCGCCTGTTGCGGCGACGTGGATTCGCTTGGGTGTGGAAGTCTTCGCGGATGGTACGGCGAAGTTCTATATCAATGGGGCGAAAACCGGGAATACCATGACTTCAGCGATTACTGTCGCAACGGACCTCGCGGCGACAGTGGCGGTGTTCTCGGAGACGACCACCTCGCACACCCTTGATGTGGACTACGTGCGCTTGGAGCAAAGTAGGTAATCGTGCATATCCCGCAATCGTTTCGCGACCGACTCAAGACAGACTTTGATGGACGATTTCGGATGCGATGGTCTGATGCGCGTGGGGAGTTTCATCTGGAACAGAAGCTCTCCACCGCACAGATTCTCGAACCCCCGTTACGTCCTGATGGAACGTGGGATACCTACAACGACGACTATATCCGCAGTCGAGATGGCTACGGGTATGTGATGTCGGTACGACAGGGGGACCGGATGCCGTGTATGCGTTGCCGTCGCACGGTGAAGGTGCCTATTCGTGAGACCCGAGAAGCGGTGTGTCGTGGATGTAACAAGCGACACAAAGCGGCGTTCTACCCACTGGATGATTTGTTGTTACTCCATCTGCGATGGATTGACCCGTTGAGTGGGGGGATTTCTCGGGTGCGGAAATACGTTAATGCACAGAATGCCCAACACGAACGGTCTCGCGACAATGCTGCCTACGGAGAGATCGATGCGGCCACCGCAGATAACTTTGGACGACTCTTCGATATTCAGCAAGTTGGCTATACCGGTCGGGAGCGGTATCAATAATGGAACATTCACAATCTACTGCTGGATTCCTCGGTGTCTATGACTTTGAAACCATTACCGTGAGTACCACGGCACTTGGGTTTACGTCAGCGAAGATCGAGGGGAACCAGCCAGATGACCAGGGGAAATGTCGTGCGGTGCTCATTACCTGCGAGGATGAAACAGTGCGGTATCGCTTTGATTCGGCACCCACTGCCTCCGTCGGGCATGAGTTAGCTGCACAACAGAGTTTGGTCCTTGCAAACTACCAACAGATTAAAGACATTAAGTTTATTCGCAAGGGCAGTTCCGATGGAAAGCTCCAAGTAAGTTTCCAGAGGTGACGCGATGAAAAAGTTGGTAGCGAGTCTCCTGTGTGTGGGGGTCCTAGGAGTGGTGTCTGCGTCCGCGCAAGACCCTTCAGCGGGTCCCTTTACCACAGTGACCGAGATTACAGTTACTGGCATTGCCGATGTTGATTCCCTGCGTTTCGACGCAGAGAACCTCGATGTTATGCTAGCCCGAGGTGGTGCGAATAGATTGGAATTGGCAGATGGAGATTCCTTCAGACTAATCAATGGCACATTCCAATTCGGGGGCGGCGATGGCGTTGCTGTCACGGAGGATGGCGACGGAGCGATAACCTTTACAGGGGAAGGAAATGGGAGCGACGAGAACCTGACATGGAACTATGACGACACCGCGAACACCGTGGTGATTTCCAGTAGCTCCGGCGTCACAACCCTCACCTACACTTCCATCGGGGCGACCTTCGGGGCGGCTCTATCGGTGAGTAGTGGGGTGGTAACTATCTCCGATAGCTCCGCAGGAGCGTTGGATGTAGGAGGTGGTCTGAATATCGGGACCGGGAATGTGGCCTTGATTGGTACGGATGGGCGCATAAACGGTCCCTTGAGTTCCACGATTATTGATGATCTCAGCGGAGCGAACCTCACGACACTCAACGCAAGCAACCTCTCATCTGGCACCGTGGCTACCGCAAGATTAGGAAGTGGCACTGCGAGTTCCTCTACCTTCTTACGGGGGGATGGGTCATGGACCTCAGTTGTTGCGGGACCCGGTGGGTCTGATACCCAGGTACAGTTCAATGATGGTGGTGCTTTGGCGGGGGATTCGGGGTTTGTTTTCGATAAGGATGCGAACTCGGTGGACATCACCGGCACAGGCGCAGATGCGCTGGATGTGGGTGGTGGGTTAAACATTGGAAGCGGCAACGTGGCGCTCGTAGGGACCGACGGGAAGATCAGCGGTCCCCTCAGTTCGACCATTATCGATGACCTGAGTGGCGCGAATCTTACCTCACTCAACGCTGGGAATATCTCGTCTGGCACCCTCGCGGTAGCGCGTGGAGGCACAGGAGCAGCATCTTTAACTGATGGGGGATTATTGTTTGGGAGTGGCACTGGAGCGGTCACAGCATTGGGTGTGGCGACGAATGGACAGATTCCTATTGGCGACGGCACGACAGACCCGCAGCTTGCTACTATTTCAGGCACCTCCAACGAAATTGACATCACTAACGGGTCAGCCTCGATCACGGTGGGGATTCCGGCGTCAGCCACGATTACCACAGCCTTGACCATCAGTGGCACAGGGGCATCGTCGTTGGACATTGGTGGTGGATTGAATGCTGGCACGGGAGATGTCGCGTTGGTTGGAGATGATGGCAGGATCAATGGACCACTCAGCTCAACGATTATTGATGACTTGAGTGCAGCGAACCTGACTTCGATCCCCGCAGGACAACTCACCGGGTCGATATTGAATGCACGGCTACCCACCAACATCGACATAGGCGGGACCCTTGATGTCACCGGAGCGACAACATTGGATAGCACCTTGGCACTCGTAGGGGCTGTCACATTTAACGATGCCGGGGGTGATGTCGACATTCGCGCCGAAGGCGATAGCGTCACCAATCTCTTCACCCTCGATGCCTCGACAGACCGTATTGGTATTGGTGTCACAGCACCAGACAACATCCTGCATGTATTACAAACCGGTGCAGACTGGGGGATGTTTATCGATTCCTCCAGCACCTCCTACGCTCCGGGCATTCAGCTCAGACCCAACGGCACGGCGAAAGGGTGGGTCTCCGCAACCAACGCAGGTGCGTTGTTGTTGGATGGCAACTCGATTGTCGTGGTGAATGAGGGGTCAGCTGATAAGGACTTTCGGATTGAATCAGACGACAACGCCAATATGCTCGTGGTGGATGGAGGCGATGACCGGGTAGGGATCGGCAAAGCCTCTCCGACAGTGACCTTAGATGTAAATGGTGCAACGGACATTTCTGGACATACGGCACTCGACTCGACGCTGTCCATCGGGTACGGGTCGATTGGCGACTATCAGCAAGTCTTCATCGGCGGCACCCTTGCGTCTGGCGGGGCATCCAGCCACGCCGAAGCGATGGTAGTGCAGACCGCGATCACGGGCGCGACAGGCGATACTGGGTGGTTGGCTGGGGTGAAGATTGGACCTGCTATTACAACACAAGCCTCAGAGACGATAGTCCATGCGACGGCGCTAATTGTCAACGAACCGGAGATCACCGTTGGCAGTGGCGCGACGGTGACGACGGCGAGCACGTTGTGGATTCCAAATGTCCCCACTGAGGGGACGAACAATTACGCCTTGTTCGTAGATGACGGTGTGTCTCGATTCGACGGCAATGTGGGCATTGG